TCATTCGGGCACCGCCGCAATCATGTCGCGGATGATACCGCCAACCCGAACCGGATCACCGGGGCGGCGCATTCCGGGCAGCCACTTGATATCCCACTTTTGACGCTGTTTGACGCCTAGCGTGGGTTCAACCTCGGCATGGGACAGCAATGTGAACCGCGACACAGGAATCCGGTATTCCCGCGCGACCGACGCCGTGTCCCGCACGAACGCTTCAAGCTGCACCCGCGTGATCGGCTCCGGCCCCGGATCGAACGGACGCTCAACCGCATGCACCATGCCATCCATGCAGACGCCGATTGCACCGCCGTTCATCTGCCACGTGTGGGCCGCGTACGCGCCACGGCGCAGGGGCGGCACATTGTCCAACGGGCTGAATTTGCCGGTATGAACCACGCCCGCGCGGTCGGTGATCCGATGATAATGGTCAAGGTCATCATCGGCCACCGTCCCCCAACCCCCAGACCAGTGCATGACAATGGCGTGCAGCCCGCTTGGATGGAAATCCTCTTGGATCGACATGCCGAACTTGGCTCGGAATTGATCCATTGCAGCGCGGGTGCGCGGCCCGTCTTTGTTGTCAATCGGCCCCGGATGGATACCGCGCGCGGATAGACGCGCCTGAATGGCGCGGACACTGTGAACAGCCATTATAGCCCCCTATTATTGCTGAACGTCAGGCGCAGTTATCGCGGGCGGCGACACCTGATCGTGCGGCATCCCCTCAATCAGCACCCCCAAAACGATAACCGCCGCCCAGATCAACAGGGCGGCGGGCCGAAAATTGCGATGGATACAGGCGCGCGTCTGGTTCATTTTGCGCCCCCCGTCCACTTCCCGACCAGTTCGCGGATCGCCTCACGGTCGGCAATCAATGCGGCGGCGGTATCAAGGACCACATAAGAAAGTGCCGTAATTAGAACCGCCGCCGAAATCGGTCCCAGCCACCCAATCACGGCTGCGAATTCCGGCCCCATTGCGTGCCCCATGCCACCCGACGTGCCCGCCATCATGGCGCGCACAAACCAGCTCTTACCCGCGTGCTGCAACGCGACGAACCCCATCGCCGCCACCAACGCGATGTAGTAATCATAATCCCGCATTTTTTCCCCTTAACCGCCAATGTTTGACAATGCCAACGCGAACCGATCCACGGCCGCCGCGACCTCGGCCGGATCCCCGGCCGTCGCGATTTCGTCCCGCGCCATCAGGCGCGCATGTTCCATTTGCGCGCCAACCAGCGCCCACAGATCCGACAGACCAAGAATCACCGCCGCGACCTCGGCCGCCGTCGGGGCCGTTATCCCGACATCGGCCGCGATCCACGGGAACCCCGACAGATCATCGGGCGAACCGGCCGCGACGAACGCCGACGCCTCGGCCGCCTTCTGCAAATAAATCATGTCCTGCCCTGGCAGGTCCGAAATCATCGCGCGGCGGATCTCGGCCACCATCGCCGCGACCTCGGCCAAGGCGGCCGCCCGCGCGCGGTCCAGATCCTCGGCCAAGGCGGCCGCGTCGCGCTGATCGACCCACGCGGCCGACGCCGGATCGAACGTCAGCCCGTGCCCACCCTCGGGACGCGGGGGCAAATCAAGGATCTGATCATTCCACACATAGGACGCGGCCGGATCCGCAGCACCCGCCGCGATATAGGGCGCGCCCGCCGTGGCCTGAACCTCGGCCTGTTCCGGCGCACAGGCGAACACCCGCACGACCAAACCGGACGTGAGGTCATACTCAAAATAGCGTTGCATCAAATCGCCTCTACCTTGGCCGAAATCGTCGCGCCGTTTACCTCAAAGTCAGCCGACCAATTGTCCTCGCGGGCCACCTCAAGAATGTAGTTCTGCGCGCCGGTCAGGCCCGCGTCATCCGTGGCCGTGGTCGCAAAGGTGACGAACGCATCATTAGGCAAAACGAAACCGCGCGACCCGTTATAGCCCGCCGTCGTGAACAGGACCGCAGACAACCCGCGCCGGAAACGAACATGCGCCCGCTTGCTATCCGTCCCCGTGATCTTGCGAAGCAGGGCCGAAATCTGAAATTGCACCGGCATCCCCTCGGGATCCACAACGACGCGCTGAACCTCGGTCCAGTTCATCGCGCCCGCGCCGATGGATTGACCGCCCGGCGTCTGCGCAAACACCCGCGCGCCGGCAATGTACGCCTCTAACAAATCGCGGCCGATGGATTGCCCCGACAGGATCGCACCCGCCGACGCACGCACCGACGGCGACGCGCCGCCCGCAACGTCCGTCCCTGGGGCCAGCTCTAGCCCGTTCGCGCCCTCACGAAACACAATCGCCGCATCCAGACGCCCAAGCGTCTGATCGCGGGCCGTTTCGGCATCGCCCTTGGCCGTCAGTGCACCGTCGCGATAACCAAGCGCCAGATCCCGCGCACCCTCGGCCGCACCCTGGGCCGTCAGTGCGCCGTCGCGATACCCAAGCGTCTGATCCCGCGCGGCCTCGGCATCGCCCTTGGCCGTCAGTGCGCCGTCGCGATAACCAAGCGCCAGATCCCGCGCGGCCTCGGTCGCTAGACGCTCGGTCACGTCTTCGCAAACTAGATCCGTCCAATAGACTGAATTGCCCGAATGATTGTGCGGCCCCGATGACGTCAACCACGGCCGAAAACGGGCCCCGTCGGGGTCGCTTACCGTTCGCAGAACATCGAAATATTGCCAGCCCTCACCCGGCCTAGACGCCAAGGCCCCAGCCCAACTACTCTGCCCCAAAGCGGCGACCGAATGTATCCCGATTGACGCATTGAAATCGCCGTCACAGTACGCATAACCCCGAAAGCGAAATGTTCGCCCATGGGCAGGTCGCTCTATAAAAACATTGCCCCCGTTGGGCGAAAAATACGCGTCCCGATTTTTCAGGTGCATCGCCAGTGTGCGCCCCAACGGGTGCCCCTCGGGGGCGGGGACGACCTCAACGAAACTACTAGGAGACCAACCCGCCGCCGATCCGTCGTCAAACGCCGACTTGCCAATCAGGTTATTGACCGCCAATGCGGCGGCAAAATCTCGGCTCTCGGCCGCGCTATCCCGCGCCGTCTCGGCCGCACCCTGGGCCGTCAGTGCGCCGTCGCGATACCCAAGCGCCAGATCCCGTGCACCCTCGGCCGCACCCTGGGCCGTCAGTGCGCCGTCGCGATAACCAAGCGCCAGATCCCGCGCGCCCTCGGCCGCCAGCTTGTCCGCCTCAGCCGATTGCGCGGCGTCGTCAATTGCCCCGCTCACATCGTCCGCAAGGTCCAACAAAGCGGGCTTGAAATCGGGCGCGATCACGACCTTGGGCACAGACCAAAGATTTTCCACACCACCGGCAAACCGCGCGCGGATCTCTACCCGATAGGGAACCGCCGGGACGATACCCTCCGACACTTTCAGGGATCCGGCCCCAGGCGCATAAACCGCACCGGCCGCCGCCGGTTCGTCCGTCGTGACCACAAACGCGCGCCACTCAATCGCGACAAGTCCCGTGATCTCGGGCCACGAAATCACAAGGGCGGGCTTGATCGCGCGGCGGCCGTCGTTCTCAACAGCGCCACCAGCAACGGACCATTCATCGTCCCCGATCTGGTATGGCTCGGGATCGACCGGAACCAATCGGCGGTCACGGTTCACAAAATCGGTGGCCGCATTCCAGGCCACATAATCGGACGGATCCGCCTCGACCAACGACACCGACAGCGCCGCGCCACCAGACGGGACAGACTGAACCACGCGAAACCGCTTGGCGTCATACCCAAATTGGGCACTTGTCCAATCAACAAAATCCCCCGCCTCTAGCCCGTCAAACGGGGCGGGCAATTCGATTTCGTGGCGGATTTCGCGGCGGCCCTCTAGGACCGTAATTTGCATAAGCCGTTGCACCTGTTCCGCATAAGGAACGGCGTTCAACTGCACATCCGACGGCAAGCGGCGGCCGTCGTCCAAGGCTTCCAAAACAGGAAAATAAAGGGCCGGTGCGTCCTGCACCTCCCACCCCGCCGACGGCTCGGGATAGATCGCGCGCACGCCGTTGACTAGATCGGCCAGGGATCCAAACGGAACCTTTGAACGCGGACGCGTCACCAAAATATCGTCGTCCGTGATCGTCGCACCCGCGTCCGTCGGGTCGCCCACCTGGAACCGGACACAATCGCCCAAATCAATGAAACGGCCGTTGGCCGCCTTCAAAATCTCTTTCAGGACGTCGGGGGCCTCTTGATCGCATCGCACCTCATAGCCCGACCGATACCGCGCGGGGATCTGATCAGACCCAAAGGCGGCAACCCGTTCCTCTGACGTCATTTCGTCGGCACCAGGCACGGGCACGTTACACGCCGCAATCTGCCAATCCAGACCATCGGGCAAGATCCGACCGGCGGCGGGGCCTTGCGGGCCGTATAGCCATTGGTCGCCATACCTCAGACCGGCCACGATTGCGGCCGCCTGGACGATGGGGTTTTCGTCGTCGGTGCCCGCCTGCCCCGTCACCGGATTGACCAACGGCACGCCGGAAACCTCAAAGATCACATCAGGCAATCCGCGAAAATATGTATCGCTAAAACGAAAGGTCGTAATCGCATAGGCCACGCCAAAACCGACGGCATCCGCGCCCCACGGATAGGCCGCGTTTTGCACCTCGTTTAGCATGAACTCATCGGCGGCCGTTTGGGTCCCGTCATGAAAACGGACCCACGCGAACGCCTTCAATTCACCGTTGCCCGTCACATCAGGGTTGAAAATGAGGCCGTTTTCATCGCGCCAATATCCCGTTTCGTCGTCATAGGTCGCGGACACGCTGGGGCTAGTGAACTCCACAAGAGGCGTTCCCGCGCCGTAGATCCCCGCGCGCCGCCAATCAAGACGGCACTTGCGCCCGTCAACCCAAACCGTTTTTAGGCCCTTCACGGGAAGGTCAGACACGGCCGTAATCCGCGTGTAATAGGCGTTGTGGTGATCGCCCGCCTTGCCCCACGTGATGTGGTAAACCAGACTGCCCCGCGTGGCGTACTCACCAAAAATAACGGATCGCGGCGTGTCCTCTGTGGACCCGATTTTACCACTGATCCCAGGCTTTTGAATATCGGGGGCCAGCAGTTCCGCCCCGATCAGGTTTAGCAGAACACCCGCGCCCAATTGAACAAGGGTCGCGGCCGCGACAGACAACCCCGCAAACCAGGTTCCAATCGACGTAGCAACGGAAACAACCGCAGTAATTACCGGCATCAATCACCCATTTTCTTGATGTATTTTTGTTCGACCGGCGCGAACCCCGCGCGCCGGTAAAGGGCCGCACATGATTTGCCCGTATGCGTCAGACCCACAATGGCCGCGCCAACCGACACAGCCCACGCCTCATAGGACGCCAACAGATCCAGCGCCGCGCGCCCGCCGCGCCATTCCGGCGCAATATAGAAAATCAATTCATCCGCCGCCGCCACCGGCGCGAACGGATAGTCCCCCACAGCCGCCACAAGGCACCCCACAGGCGCGCAAGCGTGATTTCGCACCACCGCCACGAAACCGGACGGCGACGCGATCAGGCCGCCTAACAGGTCCGCCGTGTGGCCCGCGTCAAACGGCACCGACGACACCGCCGCGACCTCGGCCCGAAACTCGGCCACCATGTCCACCAGCGCGGGCACATCACCCGCGCGGGCTGCATCAACCCTCAGGCGGCGCATAGGTGTACTTCGCGCCGCCCCAATGGATCGACACGCGCGGCATGACCGCCGCTAACGAATAAAAAGCGTCGTTCGGATCCCGCAAGCGTTGGTCAGCATCCGACCGCGCCGCCGGTGACGACCGCTTCAAATCTTGGGTGTAGCTCGCCAGTGTCAGGGACCACGGCGCGGACCCACCAGCCGCCGGAACATCAATCGGCGCGCCGTCCACCTGCCCACGGAAACGAACATCCAACGGCCCCAACAACGCGCCCGAAATCGGGTGAACATACCCCCGCGCCAAGAGAACCGGCGCGCGCGCCACGTCGCGGGATTGCTCGATTTCGCGGACAAGATCCGACCCCAGAGACAGGCGCAAGTTTAGTGTCTGGACCTCAAACCCGACGCGCGACACGGGCGCGCCCACGTCAACAATATTGCCAACGCCGTGAAAGGTCCGCGTGACCGTCTCACCCGTCACACGGTCCAAAATATCCGCGTCAATGTCGCCCCGCCCCGACCACAGGCCGACGCCGACGCGCTGGCCCGTCGCTCTATCGCGCGGCTCAATCCACAAAAATTCCCGCGCCCCAAACCGGCCAACGTTCAGACGGTCCTTAATCGCCGCAACATAGTTTCGCATCGCTAAACCTCCTGAACCTGAAACGCGATAATTTCGTGGGCGTACCCATCGGACGCACGACTATAGGACCCCGGCACCATCTGGGCGGCCATGCGCGGGCGATCCAGGCGCGCCGCCATACCGACCGCCACACCGGCCGCCACGCCCGGAACAACCGGAATTGCGGGCGTGACCCCCGCACCGTCCGCGACGCCAGAACCCACAAGCCGGATCAGCGCCGCCCGATCTGCCCCCAGATCAACAGACACGAAATCACCGGCCGACAGAACGAAACCGGCGGGCAACCCCGACAGCGACAGCGCGTCCCGATCAGCGCCGATCCCCGCCACGACAGGCGCACCCAACGCGGGGGCCGTCTCGGCCTCAACAGACAGGGGAACGGGACGGCGCGCCGTGTGACACCAGAACGGCACAAGCGCCCCGCGCAAGCCCATAATCTGGGCCTCTAGGGCGTCCGCCTCGGCCTCAATAATCGGGAACGTCTCAAACCGCGCCATCCAGACCGGCGGGGCCTGATCCGCAACCCAAATCCGCGACGGCGTGCGGTCCACCGTCTGTTGAAACATTAGGTCGAAAGGCGCGCGCAACCACTCACGACCACCCGTCAAGTCAAGCATCACAGCCGCCCCCGCTTTTTGGCCTCATTCGTGGCCGATACGACCAAGTTTCCGAAGTTCGCGGCCATTGCTTGGAAATCCTGACGCAACGCCTCAAGCGCCGCCGCATCCGCCCCGCGCGCATCAATCACGGGCGCGAAATTCACCGACAAGCCCGCCGATCCCGACGACCGCGACGCGCCCGCATAGCCCGACAGGGCCGCTTGGGCCTGGCTCACGTTCAGAACCGCGCCCGACTGTGACGGGACGAAGATTTCAGAGTTTGGCGTCGCCTCATTAATGCGGTAAGGGACGCCCGCCTGAGCACTACCGCCAACCGCCCTTGGAACGGGGGTGAAGATCGGCGCAAGCGCCTCTGATACACCACCGAACAGGCCAGAAAAGGCCGCGCTCAATAAAAGGTTGCCCAATTGGCTGGCCAGATTGCCAAGGGCGTTGTCCAAGTTCCCGATATCGGTCAGCATTGTCTGCGCGGTGTTCGAAAAGATCGTTCCCAATCGCTGGGCCGTTGCGTCCAACTGCCGAACCCGCTCTTTTTGCTCATCGGTCAGGTCGTTTAGTTTTTCCAAATCAGCCGCCGCGCCCTTGGCCGACTTGCCCAACCGTTCCGAAAGCTCAATTGGCGACACCAAAGACCCTTCGAACACCACGACGCCGCCCGACGCCTTGGCTAGAGCCTCCTCTAGGGCCGCGATATTCTCGGCCGTGCGCGCCGCCTGATCGGACATTTCCGCATCCGTCTGCAACAAGGCTTCGCGGGCCGCGTACAAATCGACCAACTCGGCTTGCAGCGCCTCAAACGCAGACGCGCGGGACGGCACCGCAATATCTCGGGCCGGAAAACCGGTCGCATTCAACGCGGCCTGAACATCCGCCATTTTCTGACCAATGGCCGCGTATTCGTCCGACCCCAAGGCCAGCGCCTTGTGTTCTGCGATGATCGCCTTGACGTTTTCGTGACGCGAAACCGCCTCTTGCAGCTTCACCCGCGCGGCGGCCTCCGACATCTTGCCCCCGCGCTGCAACGCCGCTTCCAACAATTGCGATTGTTGGATTTCGTCGCCCATCGCCAGCACGCTGTTGTCAATCGCCACCTGCAAATCGCTTTGCGGGTTCACCATCTTCTGAATAGCGTCAATCCCGCTACCGAACGCGGAAACCAGTTTTGCAAGGGCCGTCGTGGTCGTGACCAAAAGCGGCGCCAATTCCAAAAACACCGAAACCAGGTTCGCGCGCATAACCCGAGACATAAGATCCAATTGAGTTTGGGCACCCTCGGCCCCCCGAACTAGATCTTCATCAATCACCGCCCCCAGATCTCGGGCCTCTTGGCGCATCGCAGCCATACCGGCCGACCCTTCACGCAAAAGGTTGACCATCGCGACGCCCTCGCTATCGAACAACTTCATAGCAATGCGGTTGCGGTCCGTCTGACCGGACATGGCGCGCATAGCGTCTGCGACGTCGTTTAGAACCGCCTCAGTTGGTCGCGCGTTCCCCGCACTATCGACCAAAGAAACCCCCAATTCTTCTAGGGCCTTTACCGCTTCGCCGGTCCCTTGGCGCGCCTCGGCCACACGACGGCCGAACCGTTGCATAGACATGTCCAAGGTGTTCTGACTAACACCCGCACTTTCGGCGGCGATCCGCAGTTCCTGCAACGCCTCAACGCCAAGGCCAATGCGATCAGCCGTTTTCCCGATTTCGTCCGCCTGGGCAATCGCGCCGCGCGCAAAGTTGATGGACGCGAACGCCCCAAGGATCGGCAAGACGCGCTTAACCGCAATCGCCATTAGGTCGAAATTCTTCGACACCTTGGACAGATCTTTTTGCCCGCGCTGCGCGAACTTCTCAATTCGGCGGGCGTTCGCCTCCATTGCCCGCGCAAATTCCCGATCACGCGCTTGCAGGACAACCCGCAGCGTGTCCGCTTCACTTGTCATTCAAGCCCCCTTGACCTGCCAACGCGCGGCGCTCGCGCAACAGCGCGAACAATTCGCGCGCGCGATCCGTACCCGGTGCTTTTTCACCAGGGCGCGGCCCCTTGGCCGCCTTCGCTTGATCGGAATAACCGGCCACAACCAACAGCCAATCGCGCGGGATCATCGCCCGCACCTCATGGGGCCGCCAACCCGCCGACGCCGCCCCACGGATCAAGCGACGCACGTTCCAATGCGTCACTTTTTTTTTGAAGGCTCAGGCGGGGCATCGTCGCCCAACCCCTCCAATTCGTCGCGCAATCCAGGCATGAACGTCACCGCCAACAGACATTGCGCGATTACCTGAAGGCGCATGTTCTCGCCTGGGCCTTGGGCCTGAACAACGGCCAGAGCCTCTTGATCGGGCATCCCCGCGCCGATCAGACCCAACGCAATCAGATCCCGCACCTCAGTTACGGAAGGGCGATTTTCACGCCCCCCGAATGCCTCCAAGGTCTCGAACGCGCCCCGATGCTGATCTTCGAAACGCTCGATAGAGGCGTTCGTCAAAATCAGATCGCGGGGCACACCGTCAAAGACTTCGCGCAGACCGCCGCGCGGGGCGCTTTCAAACACCCCCATTAGGCAACCGGTGCCGTGCGAACAATCGTGCCGTTGGACATCAAGTTGATGGATCCGGCCAACTCGTTTTCAGTGTCCCGCTCAAATTGGGTGACTGCAAACACCCCTTGCAGCGTCCCGATAAACGGATCTGTCACACGAACATTCAATTCGCCCGTGCCCGCGCCTTCGGCCTGTCCGTCAAACCAGACCTGATAGACCAGGCTTTCAGCGTCACCATCAACGGCGCTATAATCGCCAGAAATCGAAATCGTGCGCTTGCCACCTTTCAGGTAAAGCGACCACCAAGCCGACGCCGCGGCCGATCCACGCGGGGCGCGCGAAACTTCGCGCTTGTCCTGAGAAAACGAAATTTTCGGCGCACCAATGGCCGCAAACTCTTTCCAATCCCCCACGACCGATGGGTTTTCAAACTCAAGCAACAGCTCGTGGCCGTCCTCAAAATCACCAGGATTTAGCATATCAATGCCCCCTTATCTTTCATTGAAGTAAACTAAGAACGCGACCTTTCCGGCCGCACCGTCTTTGTCAGGCGCACCGACCGTGGACCCAACAAAATCAACCTTCCAAACCTTGGCCGACGGCAACGGCAACAACGCCGGCCGATTAGCCAAGGCGCGACGCAAGGCCGCCGCGACACGCCGAACGCGCACCGCGCCGCCCGTAGGGGCCGCCGCCCCAGGATCCGACGGCCGATCATAGACGCCGAAAGACACGCCAACCTGTGACGCCTCAGTGCGACCTTTACGGGCCTCGGCAACATCCAATTCGGCCAAGCGCACATAGGGATAAACGGCCACATCGGGCACACCGTCCCAAACCCCACCAGGGCAGACGGCGGAAAACGCTTGGTCCGCGTCCAAAGCTGCAATCAGGGCCGCTTGTAATTCTACCTCGGGAAAATCAACCATTGCCCGCCGCCCGCCTTACGATCCCACGGACAATGCGGCGCACACCTTTGCCAAACCGCTTGCGCGTGTATTGGCGGGCCTTATCCATGTGCAAAGACCCTTCGGTTGTGCCACGCGTGCCCTTTTTCCGGCCATACTCAATGGAAAATGCGCGGTTCTTTTCCGCGCGGGGCGCATCGGGCGCAATGGCCTCAATCACCCCCGTCAGACCATCCAGCGACGTGTGCGACGAAATATCGGATTTCGTTTGGCCCGATCGCTCGGGCGCTAGGATCCGCGCGATTTGCTCCGTTTGGGTCGTACTCTTTGACACAAACTTGCCGACGGCGGCGCGCTCGGCCTTGGGCAGGTCGCGGAGGCGCTTTGAAACATGCTTATATTCAATTCGCATCCGTCACCGCCTCCGATTTCTCGCACCGAAATTCGACCACGCCGACGCGATCCCCGACACGCTCAGGGCCGCCGACAATGCGCCACGTGCCCCCCAGGACGTCCACGAAACACCCGACGCCGACTGAACGCGGCGCGGCGTCATAGGGCACGCGCAACGTGCCGACCGTCTCGGCCATCGGCCGCCCCGATCTGATCGCCTCTTTGCCAGGTGAAACGCGCATGTTGCCCCAAACGCGCCCCAATGGAACGCGCCCCGATCCCTCTTGATTACCGAACCGATCACGCCCGCCCCGATCCAGGCGAAAGAACGACGCACGGTCGTTAAAGTTCATCATGCGATCCACCCCCGCCGGTGGCGGTTCAAGATATGCGCCGCACCTGGGGGGATTTCCGCGATCATGTCGCCGTGCGAATTGTTGAACATATGCGACGCGATCAGCCCGACGGCCGCCACCAGATCGGGGGCCACGCCCTCGGGCGTTTCCGCGCCCAACGTGTAGTCAATTTCGACGGCACCGGCGGCGGGCGTCACGCTCGGCCAGGTGGCACCATCGGCGGGCACAACGCGCGCCACACCACCCAACACCAGGCGATAATCAGACGCCGGAATATCGACCATTTCCCCGCCGATGTAGCACCGGAACGACGCCACACCGACCACGCCACCACCTGGCAAGATCAGCCCCGCACGGGGCAAGGCGTCCAGCGTGAGCCGCCACGTTTGCCGCATCATCGCGACCCCAATTCCCGCCGGACCATCAATCGACGCGGCGGCGGCCGACAGGCACGCCGTTAGAACGGCATCAACATCCGCGTTTGCCGCATCATCATCGGGGATCGGATCCAGACGCAAGCGCGCCCGCATATCGTCCACAGTGAGCGGGGCGGCGGCATGGCCGCTAACCACCGTTACACCGCCCCACCCGCTCATTTATCGGCCGCCTTGGCCTTGGTCGCGGCCTTGGTCGCCTTGGCCTTGGCCGTGGTCGCATCGGCCGTGGCCGTGGTCGCATCGGCCGTGGCCGTGGTCGCATCGGTCGTGGCCGTGGTCGCATCGGTCGTGGCCGTGGTCGCATCGGTCGTGGTCGGCACAAGCGCGGCGTCCACCTGGTCAACGATTTCCTTTTGGATCTCGGCCAAATGATCCGCGATCTTGGCCGCGTCCTCGGCCGTCAACCCTTCCACATGACCAACGGCCGCCATTTTCGCGGCAATATCAACGGGCACGTCCATGTGAACCGTGCCAATCGGCCCCGCATATTGGCCGACGCGCATAACAAGCGTTTTGACGGACACAGCCGCCACGATTTTCGCTACATCGCTCATAGCGTTTCCTTTCAAAATTGAGGGGGAATTAGGGCGGCCCATTGGCCGCCCAATCGGTCAGGGGCTTAGGACCCCAGAACCATTTTCTTGATCGCGCGCGTGTCGGTCACAACCGAATCAACGAACCGGTGACCGGCCAGACCCGCACCCGGCTGAAATTTGCTATCGCGCGCAAAGGACATAGCAACGCGGCCGTTTTGGCCGTGGCGGATTGCGAACTTGTTCATCACACCCGCGACAAACGGCGCAGCGCCCGCCGCAATCGACGGCATGAACTCATTCGTCATGTTGCGAACGCGCGTCTGCCCAAGGCGCAAGACGCTTTCGTCTTCACCGGTCAGGACAAAAGAACCATCCGCGTTGCGCATCGCGGCCAGCTCGGTTTTCGTCGTGCCCGACATCATCACGCGGAAACTCGGGTCCATCCGGTAGCCCTCGGCAAAGCCGCGCACGAACCGGACAAGATCGTCAACATCGAACGACCCAACGCCCACCGTGGTCAGCCCGACGCTTGCGCCAGTCACGATCCCTTGAGGCTCGCCAGCACCCGTGCCCGTGGTCAGCTTGCGGTTGCCAGTTTGCCCGATATCCTCGGCCACGATCCGCGCCAAAACATCACCCATTGCCGCCGGAGCCGACAGCAGGAATTGCAGGGACACCTTCACCCAGGGCGACTTGATCAAGTACCCCCCCAGCGACGCACTCCCAAAACCGATTTCGCCGCCGTCACTGTAAGTGTCACCCTCGGCCGCCTCTTGTTCACCTTCGCGGCCCGTCGCATCGAACGTCGGGATAGGAAGGGTCGCAACGCCCGGCGTGCTGAAAATCTGAAACAGGCCGGGGGACATGTCCAACATCGGGCCATAAAGGCGCATCGACTGATCAAGCGGTGCTTGCGCCTCATCGGGCACCAGGAAACCACCAGCGGCGTCAACGCCAAGGCGCACCCCCGCGCGATACTCGGCAGCATCGGACAGCGGCGCGCCGGTATCCATAACCGCGCCCGCCATCAGGGCCGCGCGCACCTCTTGGGGCAAGGTGGACAAATTACCCCCCGAAACGACCAGTTCCGCGAAGGCATCGCCATACTCGACACCCTGCCCACCATTGACACCGCCGCGCGGGGCCATGTCCCCCAGATCCTGACCCTGACCACGGGTCATTGCGTCAACCTGTTCATTGATACGCGAACGCGTTTCAATTTCGGCTTCCAACGCCGCCGCCTCTTCGGCCGCCGCGTTCGCCTCGGCCAGCATGGCGCGCAATTCGGCCTGTTGTTCGCCGGTCATTTCGGCCCCAATCGCGCCGCGCCGTTCGTCATGTTCAGCGATTTTCGCTTGCGCCTTGGCCAGCAACTCTTTGCGCTTTTTGCGCAACTCTTTCAGTTTATCCATCGGTTTTCCCCGTTTCGGATTTCCAACAAAAAAGGGGCCGCCCATCGCGCCCCCTACTCAATCGCCAAGGCCCCGCGCCCTAGTCGAAATTCACATGATCAACCGCGCGCGGCGGCCAACCCCAAACCCGCGCGCAACCGCGCCGCGTCCGCATCCATTGCGCGGATCTCGGCCGCGCTCACCCCCAGGTGACGGCCCATTTCTGCCATGACAGCCGCGCGCTCGGCCTTGGTCACATCCTGCCCCCGCACGCTAACGCCGGTCGCGTCATAGGCGGGCCAGGTCACGGCCGACACGTCAAACAGGCGCGACACCTTGCGGATAGACCGCAGGGGCAACATCCCATTTTCGCCGCGCGTCCAAACAACGCCGCCGTCCAGATCCGCCACAAAACCGAACGACATTTGCGAAATCGTGCGCCGCTCGATCTTGGAAATCAGGCCGCACGCGTCCGGTTCGGCCGTGGCTAAATCCGCCTCAAAGGCAAGCCCGCGATCATCCACCGACAGGCGCAGCGTGTCGCCCGTGGTGCGGGCCATCGGCGCGCCTTCATGATCCATCAGAAAGACGCAATCATCGCCTAGCACATCATCAAACGCGCCCGGTTCGATCACCTCACGCCAACTGTCAAAAATAACAGTTTCATTGCCAAAGACGGCCGCGTGACCGGCCAGCGTGCGCACATCCGCCACACCATCGGCCGCCGCGCGCACCTCAAAGCGGGCCGCGCTTGTGCGAACCTCAATCCCCTTAGTCATTGTCTCTCACCTCGTTTTCGGTTTCGTCGCCACCGGATGCACCGGCGGGCGCGGCGGATCCGTTCACCGCCTGTTCAAGCGACACCATCGCGCCTTGGATCATCAGACTATCGCCACCAGGCAAGGGCGGCTGATTTTCCTCTCGGCGGATCTCGTTTGGCGTGGCCGTGCCCGACGCGATCCGGCGCGCGTTCGCCTCCGACCGCCCCCGCAAATCGCCGCGCAAAAGGCCGTTCAGGTTGTGTTCGACATACCGACGGCCGCCGCCCTCACGGCCAAACAGCTTTAGCCCCGCCTCGGCCTCAAACATCCCCGCATGATGTGCGACGCAATGCTTTACCAGGTGCATGTCCTGTTGCTCGACATTCGCAAACGTGCCCGTTGACAACTCGGCCAGGAACACCGGCGGCATGTTCAGGATCCGCGCCATTTCCTCAATCACGAACCGTTGCACGTTCAGGATCTGGGCCTTTTCAGGATCGACACCCAACTGTTTCAGATCCGCGCCAGGACCCAAAACCAACACGTTGCGCCCCTCGGCCTGGGCCATTTCGACCGCTTGCGAATATTCGGCCGCCGCACGCGCGGCCCCATCGGCGTTTATGCTCTCTTTTTGGTACAGCGCCCACATCGGAACACCACCACCGGCAAAGAACTTGGCAACGTACTCTTGAACCGCGACGCCCATTTGAAACGCGGGTTGGTTCATCTGAACGACCGAATCCGCCGCCAACTTGCGACCGCGCGGGATATAGGACAGATCGACCACATCAGACGCCGCAAGGCGGCGCGCTTTTCCACCCACAGGCGCGTGATCATAGAACAAAGCCCCGTCTTTGCGGCCGACCTCATATTCGCCCTTATCCACCGGCCAAAAATCGACCGGATCCCCCATCGCGTTGCGGTCGATGTGGAACACCCCGCGACCACCCGAAAAATAGTCCCACCAGAACGCGTGCAACAATTCGCGCGCGCTCATTTCATGGTTCGCCGCCCACGACAGCAGCGGCGAAACCGGATGATCTGTCAGCCGGTTGCGGGCTTTGTCACCCTCGGCCGATTTCTCATAGGCCGCGACAGGCAATCCGGCCATCGTGCGCGCCAGAAACGACACCCCCGCCCCGAACGGCGTAACAGCCAAGGCGCGGCGCTCACCCACGGCGGGCAAATTGACCAGACCCGCGCCGAACATCTGCAAAATGTTGCCTGACGACAGCGACGCGTCATAGGCCACACTGTCAACAACCTGGGCCGCCCGCGCCTCTAGCGCCGGATCCACGGCCGTTTTTGCGTTCACCGGCGCAACCGTCTTTGCGCGTCGCCCAAATAGCCGCATCACGCCCCCTTATACTGTCCCAAAATCGAAAAATTCGGATCATTCCACGGCGATTCCTTGGGGCCTTGCGGGGCCGCCGTCGGGTTCATCGCCATCAATTGAAAAGCGTTGAACAACGCCGTTAGCGGGTCGATTTTCGCGCGGCCCGCAACCGCTTTCGTGATGTAAACCGCGTTTCCGCGCTGTTCGGCCTTGGCATTGCCAGCCGACCAGGACAGCAACCGGCACTTGCGGGGCCGGAACGTCCGCGATTTTAGACGCCGTTCCATGCCCCACACCGCCGATGACAGGCGCGCACCTTGCGGGACGGCCACAACAAGCGGGTCCTCCAGGTCACGTTCGGCCAAAATATCCACCAAAGCCGCGACGCCATAGGGATCTAGCCCGATCCCGAACTTTTCAGGGAACAAGCCGCGCTCGGCCACCTCCGACAGAATGTCCGCCAAATCCTCAATGTCGCCCGTTTCACCGCGCGCGGGGAATAGGTCGCCATCGGCTATAAATTCTTCAAGTTCCGTCTTGATCCCAGGACGGCGCGCCTTGGCATCGTCCGACGCGGACGACGCCGCGCCCAACACCTCGGACGACGCCCACGCACGCCCCCAGCCAAGCCAATTTTTCGTCACCTTTTCGCGCCCGAGCAGGCCAAGCGCCAAAAGATCGTCAAGGCCGCCGCCATCGACGCCCGCCGTCACCACCTCGCAACGGTCTAAAAACTCATCCAGCGTGAACGCCTCGGCCGCGTCCAGCCACAGACGCGCCCCAACCCACTGATCGACACCGGACCCCATGCCCAATTGCAAATTGAGGTGCTGCGACGCCCACCCCAATTCACTGTCAATCCCGTCCCGCGTCGCCCGTTCGTGCAAGCGCCGCATCTTGTCCAGGAAAACCGTTTTCCCGTAGTTCGGCCACAGCGGCGGCCACAGCGACGTGTCACGCCACGCCCGATTGTCCGACGTCTGGACCTCTAGGGGCAGTTCGTACATGCAAACGAACGTGCGCACGTCCCCCGAAACCGTCCCGTCACGGATCGCGCGGGCCTCGTTCAACTCTTTCAAAAACAGACCCTTGGGCGGCCCGTCGCTTTGCGTCGTGATGAACAACAACAGCGTGTTGTCGCGCGTCTGCATCCCCCCGCGCACCTGACGCAGGACCTTTTCGGCCTCGGGCATCGACCCCATTTCGTGCAATTCGTCCACGATTGCCAAAATCAGGATCTTACCCACAACCACTTTCGTATTCAGGGCGCGGACGATCATTTGCGCGCCGTTGTCGCGGCGCTTGATTGCCATCTGGTTTTCCACGACGTTGAAAACCGTCTCCAACTCTGAGCGACCCGTTGCCGGATCCTCGGGATCCGCGCGGATCATCTTTGCCGCTTGCGAAAACAGCGTGTCCGCCGCGTCTTTGGTCGGTCCCAAAATCAGGATCTCGGCCCCTGGAATGTCCGTCAGCATCAGCGCCGCCAAACCCAGCGCCGCAGAATAGGTCGTTTTCCCGTTTTTCTTGGGCACCATTACGAATGCCTCGGTGAAAAACCGAACGCCCGGACGCTCTAGGACCCCCCACAGGTGGCGGATGATCTCGGGGAACCAATCGGCCGCCGCGTCAAACAGTTCTGGTTGCCCCGGCATATCCGGCACGCGGAACAATCCAAACGTTTGCAGCGCCGGTGCCGCCGCGTCGTCATCAATGGGCAGATCGGGCACCGGCAACCGGCCCGCTTGCAACCGGTCCCACCAATCGGGGCACGCCAAATCGAACGGCATCAGTGATCCCGCCTATACTTGCCGTCCAGGGCCGCACCCCACCGCGACCCCTTTTTGCCACCCGTCACGGCCGCCGCGCCTTGGCGCAATGCCTCCTTTTTGCCCTGATCGGCCACCGCCCCCACGGCGTCGCCGTCGCCCGTTTCGTCCCCCACCCCGTTCGCATCGGCGGGCTTCTCATCGGCGCGGCGGCCGCCCTGGATCAGCGCGTTAGCCTGTCCCTTTTCGACCAAGCCCAACACCAAACGAGCGGCCGCGACGTTCCCCGCCTTGGCGCGCTCAACGAGCGCCAAGGTAGCGTCGGCGGCCAATTCATCGGCCGCGTCGTCTAGCTCGCGGGAATAATGTTTTCGCAGCGTCTTGGGATCCACGCCCAAGCGCCGCGCGATCCGCTCTTGCGTCCACCCCACCGCATAAAGAGAACGCACAACCTCTTGATTTTCCCCTGTAATTTTATGTTCGGGCGCGCCGATCAGTTCATATTTCTGATTTACCGGATCCCCCAACAGGTCCTTTTCGCCCTCATCACCGGCGGAATGCTCTTTTTCGGTCGGAAATTCATCATTCACGGGAAAAAAAACCTCTGCGTTGGGGGGTGTGTGGGTATGCGCGGCGGGGCCTATTTTCTTTGGACCCCACCCCCCCGATGTTTTCGCGCCGCGTACTCTCGTTTTTTCTTCTCGCCGTCGTGGAACTCTTTACACACGGCTTGCAGGTTCGACCGATCCCAGAACAACTGCTCATCGCCCCTATGCGGTTCGATGTGGTCAACCACAGCGGACCACCGATCATGCCGGATCTCGTTTAGTTGGTGCGGGACGTTGCACCCTTGGCACATCCAACCGGCCGCGCCCAACACCTCTTGACGCCTCCGACGCCAGCGCGCCGTGTTATACCAGCCGCGCCCCGTGTTCTCAGTATCGGCCGCGCGCGCCGCATCGCGCACCGCGCCCCATTCCTCACGGCTCAGGCCCTTGACCACCGGCGGGGCCGACGACAACAGGCGCGGCGCTTGCTTTAGTCTGCCCATCACATCCCCCGAAACGCAAAGCGCCCGCGACGGGATCAACCGTGCGGGCGCAAGAATGCTGTTGGCGCTTAGTCAACAACCATTAATTTCAAAAATCAACATGCAAGTTTTTCCGTGATTTCAAGGGCATGCTTCCACGGCTGCATGGGCGGCATATCATGCGACAGCGAATAGCGGTCCAAACCCGCCGATTGAATCGCCGCGCGCAACACGACCAGGTGCCCCCACCAGTCCAAATAAGCGCGCCGCGCGGCGGCAATCTTGTCGTACCCATCGACCCATTCACAGGGGCAATAGCGGGCACGCTCATGCACAACAGCGCCCCGTCGCGACCGGCGCGCGAATAGCGGCCAAGCCTCGGGGCCGACCGACGGCGCATCCGCTTGGGCCGCAACCCGACCCGCGCGCGACCCGACCCAATCAACCGGCACAAGGCGCGGCACGGCACCGATCATCGGATCAGGGCGACGGCGGGCGCGGGACAGTTCGGCCACCCACAGCGCCGCATCGAACGGCAACGCATGCGCGACGATAGACGCCACGATCTCGGCGTCACGGGCGGGGGAACTGCGACCGGGGAACGTATCGACCCGGCACCCCAACGCGCCCGCCGCCGCTATCTTGGCCTCGACCCCGACGCCGCGCCGCGCGCCGCCCGACGTGGCCTTGATTTCGTCGCGCTCGATCTTGGCGCATTCAGACGCGAACGCCCAATGCAACAGCCGCTCAATGTCGATTTCACGCCGCATCATCGTATACCCCGTTTGTCAAATCTTTGCACTTTTGCACGGCGCGGCGGCGGGCCTCTAGAAACCGCGCGTCCACCTGATCCACAACGACGCCGCGCCGTTGGCGATCCTCAATCAACTGGATACGCCCCACGGCCTCGACACCCTCGGCACGAACCAACCGAATATCGCCATCCTTGGGCCACCGGCGGTGTTTCTTGACCCACCGCAACAGTTCAGGACCGAACCCCTCAGACACCATCCCACGCCCCACGGCATGCAGGAACAAGGCCCGCACCAAGGGCGATCCCGTGTCCTTTGGCGGCTGGATTTCCCGCGCCCATTCCAAAATATCATTGGCAATCGGGAAGCGGTCCCGATCCTTGCCCGACGGCTTGGCCGCCGCGACCTCGGCCAACGCGTCAAGGTTTTCCGGCGTCATGTGCGCCAGCTTTTGGCACAGGCCCCGCAACATGTCGTCAAACGCTTTCATGGTTAGGCCCGTAGGGCGACCTAACCCCCGCAGCGTCAGTTCGTCTATCAACCGCTCCTGCACACAGCGTTCACCGTCTTTCTGCTCCTGCTGATCCATATCGGCCCCCTATTTTCTCAGCATGTCCGACGTTATCCACAGGGCAAATCGGGTTTGGTAGCGCGCCCCGTTTATCGTTTCTTTTCATATCGTTTCTTTTCTTTTCAGCGGTCACGGAAACCGGCCAAAAAAAACGAGATCAGGCGAAATTCACGGGATTTTCCGTGTGTGTTCCGTGATTTTCCGTGATTGTTTCGTGACGTTCCGTGATTATTCCGTGACGGTCACGAAACGTCACGGAAACGGCGGGCGTCATTTTCGCACCTCTTGGTGCATCGTGAACGCATCCAGCGCCGACCGGATCAGCGGTTCGCGGCGCTGTTCATCCGGGTGGTGATCCTCTAGCCAATCATTGAAGCGATCAAGGAAATTCGGTTGCTTGAGCAAATGCCCCGCCCCGATCTGTTCCAGCTTGTCGCGCAGATCGGCCAACCGCTTGGCCCGCTTGCGTGCCTCTGCATTGGCACGGTTCCGGCGACTGCTTTCCAGTGCGGAAATCGCGACCTCAGTCACCACATCATGCGCTAACCGGACCTCGCCGTTGTCGCACTGGACCGGATACCAGCCCGACAAGGGCGAAAAGGCACGGGCGCATAGCCCCTCCCACCGGTCGCGCGTCATGCGCAACAAAAACGCCTGCGCCGCCGCGTCCATGGGCAGCGTGCCCACGGGCGATTGACCGTGCGACAAATCGAACAGTTCACGACCGAAAAAACCGACCTCGGGATCGGAATAGGCTTGGCGGCGGAAATCAGACGCCTCCCAGCGTTTCAGGTTCCATGCCACGAAAAAGTGGCTATCCAGCCGTTCGACCGATGAAATCGGATACTCGGGAAGCCCCCCGGAATCGGTGGAAACTATCGCAAGCGCCATCACTTATCCCTCACCAAATAGGCGGCGCGATTGGTGGACACCGCCACCCGCACCGCATTCACAACACGGGCGCAGGACGCCCAGCCCGCCACCGGCGGCACAACCACGCAATCACAAACGCGCAAAACAGGATCAATCGTGGCACCCACCGGACAGGGAACCGGCAAGGGCGACACCATCGCCGCGACACCAAGCCGGACCAATCGCGCCACCCATGGCGACGCGTCCGCACCGCAGGGCACCACCACACAGGCCAGATTGCCCCGCGCGCGGTGCGCGATATGGGGCACCGTCAGGCGGCGGATCAACACGCCGTCGGCGCGGGCTTTCTCGGGGGCCGTCCAATCAATCAGCATCGGCGCAGACCTCCCCCGGCAACGGATCGGCGCGCACCTGATCGGCCAAATGGTCCAACAAACCGGCGGGTTGTATCCACACCCAAACCGGCCCGATTTGCGGGTGAAAATGTTGCGCCCATTCGGCCCAACCACAGGCCAGAAAGGCCGCGTGCGCCTCATTCATCGCGGCGTGCGCGATGTGCAGCTTTTCGCGGGCGCGGTCGATAGCCTGCAATTCGGTCAGGGCGGGTTGATCGGTCATCCGGCGGCCCGCCGCATGTTGTGCCAGCGCGTCAACAACAGATTGCGGCCCAAGCCCGTGATCGTCGCCAACCGTTCGCGATCCGCGTGCCCGCGACATTCCCACAGGCGGGCGTCAATCTCGGGCGTGAATTTCGGGTGCGGCGGCATGGGCGGCACCGGCGGCGCATCCCGGTCAAACAACAGGGCGACGTTTTCGCCCCGCGCGCGGGCGGTTTCCAGATCCCCAATCGCAGGCCAGCCACAGAACTTGGCGACCGCCCGCAATTCGGACACCGCGCACCTGAAATGCTCTGCCAAATCCGCCTCACTCATCGCGCCATCATACAGCGGGCGCAGTGCCTCGGGCAGCGGCACGCGACCAGACCCGTGCGTCTGACACAGGCCCAACTTGCGCGCCCGCGCCAATGTCGCCTGACGGGATCGCCCCCACAGGCGCGCGATTTCATCCACCTTTACGCCCCGTTTCCACAGGCGGGTGAATGTTTCGTCGTCAATTGTGTCCATCACCGGCCACCCCCTTTTGCACTATCCCGACGGGCGGGCGTTAGATCGAACCCGCACGGGCGCGGCTCATAGGCCAAAGGGCGACCGTCGGGACCCAACAGCCGCGAATGCGTCGGGAAATCGGAAACCTCGCATTGCGTGGCAACGCGTCCCGGTTCGCCCCATTCGTCCGAACGCTCACTTGCGCGCGGCGCGCCATGCATCGGTTTAGAATGCGCTTCATTCATCGAACCAACCCCACAAAAGGACCCCGGCACAGGGTCGCGCCGGGGCCGAGTTCAGGGAGGAAGGTGCGGCGATCACCCGCGCCGCGCGGGATAGGAACGCGGCGGCGCAGGGAATGAGGAAAAACGCGCCGCCGCGCGATCCGACAGGGCGCAGCGTGATTTCGGGCGCGCCCCAACCGGATGTGAGCTGCCACACGCACAGGAACGGGGCGGCAAATTGCTTGGCGCGGTCGGGCATGCCCCCAGTGCAACGCCCAACCGCGCGCGCCTGCCCGTGCGTTGCCTCAAACGCACCGGCGGCGACTTGGCCGGGGGACACTACCCCCCCGGCAGGTGACTGAAAAAACACGCGGGGGCGGGTCAAACACCCTGCCCCCCGCGCAAGTTGCGCCCCGCCGCAAACGGTCCCAACGGGGCGGGCACTGACGTCGCGCAATTTAGAAACAACTCTGGGGGTAATTGTCATTGCGGTTACACCTCTAATCCCTTTAACTCGTGTATTTCATACTTTTGTATGTTTGCAAGACTTTTTTCACCCCGACCTGCACAAAACTGCACCTATGCCGTTAGTCATATTTTGTTATGAAATGCCCCTAGATTGAATCTCATGGGGATGAGACAGTATGATTGATTGGGAACGACGACGGCGAAATATCAAGGTTTTATGCGCAATGCGCGACCTGTCCGCAACGGAACTTGCACGACGCCTTGAGCTATCGCCAAACACGATCACAAAATTCCTGAACTCACGGGAACCGCGCGCCCTCAGCGCGAAAACACTACGCCTGATCGTGCAGTATTTTGGGCTTCACGATGAGGCCGATCTAGACACCGACAACCCGCTTGCCGATCCGCGAACGGCAATTCGCAAAATGATAGACGAAATGAACGACCGCGATGCTTACGAAATCAAGGAATTGATTGAACAGCGGATGCAGGCAAAACGCCTAGACCAATAAGCACCAACACTAGAACGCCTAATCGCCCGTCGCACCATCCGTGCGGCGGGTATTTTCTTGCGCCTCCCGCTCCCTCAGATCGTGAATAAACCCAATTATTTCATAAATCTCGGCATCGGACATGGCGCAAATTTGGTCAAGAAGATCGGACCGAAGGGGATTTGCTCCTATTGGTTGTATGATTTCTTGACTTTCTACTTTCTTTTTCATAATTAACTATCGCAATTACTATCGCTAAAGGTGAAAACAGAACAATGTTCGACTTGCAACATTTTTTTTGCGATTTCGGCTATTCCGTCATACCGCGAGGATCAAACTCGGCGGGCGAAATCACAACCACATTCCCCGAGGAATGGCTGAACGCCTACGTTGCGGGGAACTTCCATTTGCAAGACCCGATTTTTCGCCTTGCCCGCACGATGCACGGGCGAACCAGGTCAAAAATCTTGACCCCTGACGACATGGCATCCCCGCTTTACGAAGAGGCCGCGCCCCACAACGCGGCGTCAAACGTCTTTATTTCCACGAAATTAGGAGGCAGTCAGATGATCCTTGGCGGCGTCAATGACACCATGAAACCCCACCACCTTGCGGAGGCGACAGAGGCAGCAAAGCGCGCCCACCGTCAGGTCCTTTTGAACAAACTGGACCAACTCACGGACAAACAACTGGATATCCTTGACCTCGCCGATGAAGGGTGCAGGGACTCCGAACTGGCCTATGAACTTGGGATTTCCCCCAGCGCCGTGAACCAGCGCAAGGCGGCCATTTGCCGAACGCTGGGCATTGACAGCTTTCAATTTGCATCGCGCCTCTACGCGACCCGCAAATGGGGCAATATCCTTGTTTGATCAAAGGCAAACCGACATGAAAACCGATATCATCGCCCTGTCAGACCCCAACTTTGACGCGCGCAAATATCTGGAAAGCCTCAAAATCCGCCGCGAATTTTTCGTGGACGGCCTGCAATGGGACCTCCCAACAGTTGGCGAATGGGAAACAGACCAATATGACAACCTGCACGCCTATCACATCATCCTGTCCGATGATGGGCAGGTGATCGGCAGCATGCGCCTATTGCCCACCACGGCCAAGATTTTCAACACGACCTACATGATTCAGGACGGGAACCGGGGGCACCTCCCCGGCATTCCGGCGGGCATCCTGCCCCATGAAATCCAAGACCCTAAGACATGGGAGGCATCCCGCCTTGCGCTGCGGCGAACCGTCGAACCACGACACCGAAACACAGCGATCCGGGCAATCATCAACGCGGCGGAAACGTTCATCACCGACAGGGGCGGCAACCAAATGCTGGGCCTTATGGACCCGATTTGGGAACGCTCTTTCAACCGCATGGGGTTCAATGTGACCCGCATCGGGCCGGTGGAAACCTACGAAAAGGGACGAATGTGCGTTCTGTCATACACTTTTAGCTTGAAATCATAATTTAGTAGGATTACTGAAATTTGCATCATAAGTTGCAAAAGGTAATCCGATGACCCAACAGATTGCAGACGCGCGACAGATCGCGGCAAACGCAACCCCGAACACAAGCGCGGCCCTGCGCACCCTCGCATGGGCCGCCCTTAAAACCGCACGCGGCCAAACGATCAGCCAAACCGGCCTGAACCGCGCCGCCAATGCGGGCCCCGCCCGATCGGACAATCCGCCCGCACCGAAACAGGTGACACAATGACGCCCGGCTGGTGGATATTGCCCGGCGCGCTTCTTGGCGCGTGGGCGTGGTGGGCGATTGCGCAGGTGGCGCTATGAGAGAACCCGCACACCCCCGCTTTGACGATCTGCCCGCGCCGCAACAGGCGGGCATTTTGTGCAACGATCCCGAGTTTCAGAAATTCGCCGCGATCCGGTCAGGCCTGCCCGAACACCGGTTCACGCCCACCGCCGCCGCCGAATACCTGCGCGCGTGCTGCAAAATCAAAAGCCGCACCGCCCTACTGAACGACCCCGCCGCCCGCGACCAGTTCGCGAAAATGCGGACCAGCTTTGACGGCTGGCGCGGTCGCATCGCCAACCAACGATAGGGGAACCCATGCACATGACCGCAGCCAAGCACATGAAACCGGACCCCGAATTTGACGCCGCCGCGGACTCTGCGTTTCGCGCATCACGCGACGAATTGGCGGGGTTTATCTCCGAACTGGAACGGTTCGCGGAACAGGCCCAACAGATCAAGGATCAGGCCGCCGAGGTCTACGCCCGCGCCAAGGCGCGCGGCTATGACACCAAGGCCATCAAGGCCGTGATCAAGGCCAAGAACACAGACCCCGCCAAGCGCGCCGAGGCGCAGGAGGTATTCGATTTTTACATGGAGGTTTTGGGCCTATGACCGAACAGAGCGAATGGAAATGGTGGGTCGGTCACGATGATGAGCGCTACCACACCGAATGCGACACCCGCGACGAGGCGGTTCGCATCGCATCCGAAGAACAGGATGGCGGGTATATCATTGAGGCCACGCAGAACGGCAACATAGCCGTAAGCCAGTACTTTGATGGGGATTATTTCCTTGAACATGCAGAGGATCGCGGCTTTGCCGATTTCGGAGATCCGGAGGGGGATAGCTGTATATTCCCCACGACACCCGACCAGATCATAGACCTTGAAAAAATGGTCAGATCGACGATTGACGCATGGCAGAAAAAGCACGGCCTGACGTTCAATGGGTGGCGTTTTACGGCCAGCCGAAACCAAGAGTACATCCCAGAAAAAGACGGGCACGCAGCGGAGGGCGGGAAATGACCCCGCTAACCGACGCCGCGCGCGACCTTGTGGACGAATGGGGCAATGCCACGCCCGAAATCATGGTTGCGGCCCTAAAGGCCGCGATCCGCGACGGCGGCGGCACATGGCCCGACACCATCACCCCCGGTCAACTCTTTGAAATTCAGTTCGGCGGCGTTGTGGCCGTCGGCACATCCGAAAATGACGCCGCGCGCGTTTGGTTCGATCTCGCAATTGATCGGACCTTTGCCGCGATGGCGGCCACCGGCACACTGTGAAAGGCCCCACAATGAACGAGAAAACCCCGCATCCCGTTGACCGCCACGTCGGCAAGATGATCCGCCGAACCCGCGAAATTCAGGGCCGCACGCAATCCGAAATCGCTGAACTTTGCGGAATCCGGTTTCAGCAAATGCAGAAATACGAAACCGCCGCGAACCGCGTCAGCGCATCGCGCTTGGTCGAAATCGCCAAGGCGCTGAATGTCCCCGTTTTGGCACTCTTGCCCGAAACGGACACCCCGACGGAACAGGTCGAGACCATCGCGCCCGCCGAACTGCGCACCGCGCGCCAACTCGCCACCCTGCCCGCCAACATCCGCGCGACGGTCGTCAAGATGATTGGCGAACTCGCCAAACAGAACGAGGCCACCACATGAGCGAACCGCAATTGATTGCCGTAGACCGGAACGCCCTTGCCGCCGTGCATGCCGAACTTCGTGCACTGCGCCAAATGCTCACCAACGCCCAGATCACCCCCCGCGACGAATGGCTGACGGTGGCCGAGGCGGCAAAGGAAATTGGCGTCAGCACCGATACGATCAACCGCCGGATCAGGAACGGCGAGATGCGCGCGAACGGCCAAACCGGCAAAATGCGCCGCGTGAAACTGAACGATTAGGGCGCCCGGCATGGCACAGAAAAAGACGCTCGGGGCCTATCGCGCCGATACCGCAACCGGCTGGGCCGCATACGCCAACGACGGCACCACGTGGCCGATCAGCGCAGACGAGGCGGCGGAACTGCCCCACCTGAAACCCTATTCCGACTTGGCGGACCAGTACCGCTTGAACCCGTAGAAAGGCCCGATCATGAACGCCCACACGAAACCCGTGCCAGCCACCGCAACGCAACCAATCGCGACCGCCCGCTTGACCGTCGCAGACGCGAAACACGCCGCCGCAACCATGAAGCGTGTCGCATGGGTTGCGAGCTCGATCCCGATCCTACGCAACGCCCTTATTCACATCCAAGCGGACAAAATCACCTTTGAGGCAACGGACCTTGACCACACCGCCGTGATGGAATTTGAGGCTGAAACGACCGGACAGGCGGCATTCACGATCCCCGTCCGAACCCTGAACGCCGTCGCAAATGCCGCCATCGGCCAGGTTGAAATCAGCCTATCACCGGCAGCACCGGGCGCGCTAAACCCCGCCAATGTCGTGACACTAAAATCCGACGACCTAACCGTTCACAGCGCGGACCTATACCCCGTCGAGGACTTCCCGCGCTTCGAGGTGCCCGCGAAAGAGACCCCGCACACCCTATCCGCCAGCCATGACGACATTGCCCGCGCATTTTCTCTTGGGCGTCACTGTATCAGCACCCAAGAGACGCGCTACTACCTGAACGGCGCACACATCACGCAAAAACCCGACGGAGACACAATGCGCGTCGTGACGACCGACGGCCACCGCATGGCGATCATTGACACCGCGATCCCCATGGACGGCCCGTCAATCATCATACCCTCAAAGACCGTGGATATACTCACCCACCATCTACGCACGGGGGCAAACAGCACGGTAACCGTCCGCTATCATGAAACCAGAATTGTGATCGAACTGGAGGGCGTAACGCTGCTTTCCAAACTGATCGACGGCACCTATCCCGATTATCAGCGCGTGATCCCCAAGGGCGATGCAACGTCCACATTCGACCTGACCCAAACCACCATCAAACGGTTCGCAAGCATCGCCCGCGCGATCAGCGGTCACTATCATCGCGGCTGCACCCTTGACCCGATCAAGGGCGAAATCCGCACAAAGGGGGCAACCTTTGATGGGGCCTCTGCCCCGATCAGCGGGACAGGCGAAACAATCGTCACGGTTCATGGGCCCTACCTGAACGATCAGGCCAAGGCGACCCCCACGTTCAAGGTGCACGCCATGCACAAAATGGACCCGTTGCGGATCTACTGCGACGACCCCGACGCCCTGTTTATCCTCATGCCCATGCGGGAGTAAAGACCATGACCCTAGAGGAGTTCACGCGCCGTTTCACCGCCGAGGCCAAGCGCATCGCGGGCTTTGACACCTTCGATGACGGCACCACGGTCGATGACTACTGCAAAGAGGTCGCGCCCAGCTACTACGCCGAGCCACTTTACCGCGACGAAGGCCCCGAGGCATGCGCAGACGCCGACGTGTCCTATTGGGGGGAGGAATAGCGATGGCGGCAAAAGGGGACACGCTGAACATTGAATTGTTCCAGGAGGTCATCACAGAAAACGGCGGATGGTGGAGCCCTTGCAGCGGGTGCCACGAATCCAACGAAGGCGTGCCAACCGGAGAATACTCGGCGGCGATGCAGTGCCATCGTGGTTTCGGATGCAGGGAGTGCGGCGGACTAGGTGCGGTCTGGACCGAATGGACCGCCTTTGATGAGGCGTACCATAACGCACTCAAAGAAGGCCGCACAGAACAACAGGCGCTTGACGCCGGGTCTGCAACCCTAATCCACCAATACAAACCTCACCCCACCACCCACGACTAACGCACCGCCGGGGATGTCCCGCCGGGTAGAGAAACAGAGGAGACTGATGTGACCGACAAGCTTTTGGAACAGATCAAAGCGGATCGCGAGGCGGGAACGCGGGGGCCATGGGGCGCTCACAATATGGTGCACGCAGATCGCGGGAACCAAATGACGCCAGAGGAGATCGGGGAATACGTCGCAAACAGTGTAAGAATTGGAGACCCTAATCGTTTCCTGTTTGTCAGCGGAAAACACGAAGACGGTGGCGATTGTGATGTGTGCCATACCGGAAATGGCCCAAAAGGGCCCGCAAACACCAGACGCATAGCCCGCGTCCCTGACATGGAAACACGTATCATCTCAGACGCTGCCGAGATCGCCCGCCTGACCGCCGAACTTGACGCCACCCTTGAGAAGCTGAACAGCAGTGCGGTGCCGAATTATCAGCACAACGATGAAGTGATCGACGCCGCAAGATTACTGCGCGAAGCCCTCATGGACGACAGCCCATTCGGGAACTCCGAAATGGGCGAGGATTGGTTTCTACGAGAACATCCGAACATTGCGGCGCTATCTGAGCAACTCAAAGAGGATGAGGAAGAATGACCGACACTTTCGCCACCGTCGTACGCCTCATGTGGATTGATGACCTCATAGAGGAAGAAGGGCAGATTCAGCGCGGCGATATTGCGCGGGCGTTTCGCATGTCGCTTCCGCAGGCAAGCCACGACCTGCGCAGATACATGCAGCTGAACCCACGCCGGATCGCCTACGATCCATCGCCGCGCTGTTACATACAGGTAGAAGGGTCGAAACCCCTGTTCACACGCGGCCATCGCTGCGCAGCGGCTGACATCGTTTCAGCCGTGGCAGATCATTACCCCACCCAAGAACAGTCCAGCTAACCACCCGGCCTAGATCGCCCCGCACCCTCCCCAACATCACCCTAAGCGCGCGGCGATATCGGCCGCCGTTTCGCGATAGTATACATTCTGCAAAATGCGCAGATCGCGGTGCCCGGATATTTTCGCTAACGTCATCACATCGACCTTACGCGACAACATGGTCAGGGCCGCCGCGCGGCTATCGTGAAAGGTCAGACCATCGACCAGCGCCCGCGACTTGATCTTGCGAAACAGCACATCCAATTGACGGCTTGTCAGGCCAAACACCGGGTCCAGATCGGGCGGCAATTGCCCGATCAGATCGACCGCCGCCGATGACAACGGCACATCGCGCGCGTGCCCGTTTTTTGTCATAGGCAGGTGCGCAACTCTGTTGGACAAATCCAGATTATCACGGGTCAGACCGACGATTTCACCGGCACGCATGGCCGTTTCCGACGCAAAACGGAACGCATGAAACGCCCGCGCCGTGACCGTGGTCAGATCATCACCCGCCGCATGCGCCAACCGCTCTAACTCGTCAGGCTGGGGCAAACGATCACGCGGCGCGGGTTTTTTGGGTTTACGCACATCGGACATGGGATTTGCCGTGATCAACCCCCATTCACGCCGCGCTTGCGTCAGGACCGCCGATAGCAAGGATATTTCGCGCAGGACGGAATTGGCCCCAACCTCGGCAGACCGCCGATCACGCCACGACGCCAGATCACCCGCCGACAGTTCGCCAATAGGGATTAGGGCAATCGGATCGCGGCACAGCATTTCCAAACGGATCGTCTCCCAATGCCTGCCCCCCTTAGTCGGAGACACCTCGCGGGCGTAACGTGACATCACATCCCCGAAGGGCACGCGCACGGCCAACTTTTCGCGATTGTCGATTTCGTAAATGGTCCGATTTGCCCAATCCTCGCAGGCCCTCTTAGTCGGCAAAACCTTGCTACGCCGCACCCCGTTTCGATAGATTTGGACCCTATAACCGTTTTTGTGCTTTCGAATCGTCGCCAT